AAGAGTGCCTTCTGCAACGCCGTGACGAGAGCCGCCAAACGCTTTTGACGCTGAAGCGCTTGCCCCAAGGTCTTGCGATGCAAGTGGTCTTTGACGCTCTATATCTGCCTGACCGCGCTCAATAACTTGCTGAGTGTAGGGTGACATATACTCGCCCATGTCAGTCGTTCTAAGTTGATCTACAGCAATTTGACTTGGAGCCTGCGCACCTTGAACTGCCCCAACGCCTTGCATTGTTGATGCTTGACCAAGTTGCGGCGCCTGCATTTGCGCTGACGGAGATACAGTTGCGCCGCCATATATTGCTGTTGGCCCAGCCGTTGCTGCCTGCATTGCTGTTGGCTGAAACTGAGAAAGACCCGTTAAGGTCTGCTGTGCCTGACCCATTGCTCCAGCAGACTGCTGGAAAATGTTGGGTTGCGGAGCTTGGCTTTGATTAAATGCTGCCTGCTTTGCTGGGTCTGGTCTAGCACCCATGCCGCCAAAGCCAGTTCCCATTGTTGGGTTGTAGCCTTGCTGTTGAGGCTGCATTGTTGGTTGATTTGCCGCGCTACCCATTAGATAATCCCCAAAATATCAAAGGCTGTGTTCTTAGCCTCTTTTAGTCCACTAAATAATCCGCCGCCCGTACTTTCACCACGCAACACTGGGCGAGGACTTGATGAGCGAGGGTCTGCACTATCTGCGGAGCTTGTTCCATAATGCATCTGCATAATTTCAGCGTGGGTTGGCCCATCGTTGTCGTTGCCCCCAGATGAGACAGGTGTAACAGGTGCAACACCGCCCGTGCCGCCACCAATGTTAAATGTAGGTGGTACATATCCAGTTGCTGCACCAGTGATTGGGTCAAAGCCTGTCTGCCCCGCAAAGAAATCATATTGCTCAGGGCGCTGCTCACGTAGGCGCTCCATTGCACTCTGATAGATTGGAAAAGAACTATATCCTGTCATGCCGCCCTGTGTGACTGTTGGCATACCCATGTCTAAGCTAGAAGGCGCAGACATGCCAAAAGCAGACGCCATCTGGCCTACATTTTGCGCCATTGCCTGCTCATATGGATTTACTGCAGCAATTTCTGGCCCCATATACGGCATGTATCCCATTTGCTGAATTTGCTGAGCTTGCTGCATAGCAATCTTCCCAGCTTCCTCTAGGTACTCTGGGATTTTGCTTTCCTGAGTGGTCTTACTGCTACCCATTCTAAAACTCCAAATGCATTGTTATGGAGTGAGGCTTCCAGCCCAATTTCTCCAAAGGTTTCTGCCATCCAAAACGACCGTCAAACGATGCAAAGGAACAGCCTTGCAATTTTGCCCATTCTTTCACATTTTCAGTCATTTGTAAAATTTCATCCAATTCGCCACCCGCAAGGAACACATGCAAGGCATTTGTATCGTGATATACCACGATTTCAGTAATAATACATCCTCGCTCTGCAGGCCAAAGCTGCATTTTACCAGATCGTATACCAGCGCACACCTCATCCCAAGTATTTAGATTGCCTGAGCGCTTCAACGCAGCCTCAATCCAAGGCTTACATTTGAATAGTACGTCTATGGGTGTGTGTGCGTTCATCCGTGCATCCTTGTAATATGCAGAGTTGTTGCTGGTGCTGCTGGGCTAAACGCAGTTGCGGCAGACGCATCTAACGATCCAGTTGTACTATCTACCGCCCACATGACTTGCAAGTAATCACCCGCACTCACATCAAACTTCGCAGAACGTGAAACAACCACTGTCGCATTGTTTTGGTGCAATGAATAAATGATTGTGTTGTTGGCTGCATCTGTTCCGTTTAGGCGAGGCCAGAAGTAAAACTTAACTGTACTTGATGACGATGACGCAATTTGCGCAGAAAACATCACAAGATATTCACCCGCCTGATCAAAAACAATCTTACTGTTGTCTGTCGCGTCACGATCTATGCCAACATTCCCAGTGGGCGCATCGTACGTTATTGCGTACGCTGTGTCTGCTACTGCAGCAGTTACGTCTGTTGTGCGGTAAAAGGATGCATGACCATCCTCAAGAATGATCTGCACAAATGCACCATCCTTTGAAACAACGGGATAACCATTGCTTTGATCCCAAAGAAGAATGCCGTTTTCTGAGGCGCTGTCGTTTGTTGCCTTAAATCGCAAAGACGACCAAGACCGCTGCAACGTAAGAATAAGCTGCTTTGCCCAAAGCGAGATATTTGGCCCAACAGGTGGAAAGCTGGGTGTTGTCATCGCCCACCCCTAGCCTTGGTTTCTAGCCGTGGTATGCCAAAGCGCCAATCATTCAGATCGCTACCAATGACGCGCATTCTTATTTGCCTACCCATAAACCGCATAGAGGTTGGGTTACTCATCGTAAACGGCCCGTAAGTACGCTCTGTGTCGTTAGGGTAAAACCTCGTTTTGAAAGACGTTGTAACTTGGCCTTGCGTTTTTTCATCAGGTATCATTTGCGTCACGCTCATCACCTGATCGCCAGCGCCAATAGAGATAGGGCCGCTTTCTGCAAAGATGGATGCGCCATCATGGTTTTGCGCTACTTCTTGATTGTACGCCTTACCTGCTGGTGAAAACCAGATTGGGTTTTCAAACACACCGTTATCCACGCCAGATGTGCGGTCTAGATCGCCAATCATCCAGTGTCCTTCGCGGTAGTTGTATGAGACATACTTATCACATTCTGTGCTTGCTGAACTAGGATAGAACCACCAGATTTCTGAGTGCCGCCCGTTGGTAACAGCATGTACTTTTGATTTCTGATCTGAGTTGATGTCATTGAAAACATAATCAGCAACATCACATGGCAGCGCTTCTACTGTGTTGCCGCGATACATAAAGAAGCTCTCACGCCCCATCCAGAATGCGCCAATATCTGCTGCCGCTGCTGCATGTCTTGAAATAGCACCACAAGAAGAACCAACACGCTCAAATCCGTAAACAAACGGTGGGCCTTGGTATGAGGCAGTATGTGCGTCAATGTCTGTGAGTATTAACGCTTGGCTGCGAACACGAATGCCCTGCATGATCCTTCCGCTGGTTTGCAACTCAAGATCACCAGCTTCGTTGGTTGCTGCCGCTGTCCATGTGGTATTATCCTCACGGTCACACCACTGCACCTTGCGAGGATTGCCGCCTGCACCTAGCGCAAAAATAAATCTTTCTTCTGTCACTAAGATGCCCAGATTATTTGTTGGCGCATTAGAAACGATTGCTGCAGGATTGGATGTGTTTAACGTCCATTCGTAGATGTAACCATCTGTGTTTGCGCAGGCTACTAGGTATTCCCCCCAGTTATCTACAGACCAACTTGTGCAATCCTCAAGTGTGCCGCCCTCTGGCCTCTGCACCCCATAGTATGCAGTTCCGTAGGTGCCACCACTATAGCCCCTGTTGGACGTAGCATCTACGTTACCAGCAGTATAGCCAGTTGGCGTAATCGCAACAGGTGTACCGCTTGCGGGTGCAATAAATAATCCGTTGGCTGTACCCGCTGCAATAAATCTATCACCGCTTAGATCGCGCCAAGCATGGGTTCCTCTGATTGGATCGCTTGTAATTGTGGATCGCAGCGTCCACCCGCCTACTGGCTGCATGACATTGTTTGACCAACGAACAAGGCTCGCATCACGCCAGCGCCCTGCCGATTGCATATCAGTGCCGTTTCTGAATACGCCTGACGGTATTTGTAGCGGTGTTAATGGCATTATGTCACCTCTATTATGTCGGCCCAAGTTGATCCCGCTGTTTGATCGCGGTAAAGCTCATCGCCAAACCCAGAACTTGTAAACTTTTGTATGACAAAGTTGCTGTTCTGCGTAAACATCACAACATTTCCTGTTGCGTTAAAATCTGCAAGATTACCTTGGCTCAGACTTCTCATGCTAGAAGATGCCGAAAACTTAGTGCCAAAAGTTTTATTTGGGTTAATAGGCGCAGCAGCAATATAATCAAAAGGGCTTGTGCTGTCAGCAACTGCTACAATTACAGCATCCTGTCTTTCATTAATATTTATGTCTGATGGAACACTGTTTCCTAATTCTAAGGAACCCGTTTTTGCAGATATGCTTGATCCGTCAAACGGAAAAATATCCATACCACCATTTCCGTTAGTACCAATCGTAATGAAAAAACTGTCGTCTTTAGAGAGATCGCCCCTTACAGAGCCATAAGTGGCGGCTGGGTGGCTGTAAGTGCTGCCAATACCTGTTGATACATCCCAATCCATTAAGAAAGCAGTGGTACTTCCAGCGGTAGCAATTAAATAATTGCCTGACTTGGAAAACTTTCTTATTCTTGAGCTAGTGCTGTCTATTAATGACCCCACCCCTGACGCAGAATAGGCATACACCTCGTAGGTTCCCGCACTACTATTAGAGAAAGCTATAGCGTCACCCGCTGGGCTAATGTCTATTATTCTTTTTCCGCTTTGCGCTGATCCTACTTGACTTCCTATTCCTGTGTCCTTGTCCCACGCATAAATTAAAGTTTCTGCGCCTGTGGTTTCATAAACGGCAAAACTGTTTGCGGAAGGTGAAAAGATAATTTCGTTAAAGACCTTACCGCTTACTGATGTGCTGTCTTGCGTTACAACACCACTACGCTTCCACTCATGCACAACTAAAGAACTATCATTGTGCGTTTGCGCAACAAAAGTCCTTGTAATGCTTTTCTGACTAGAGCCAGCTATAAGAAGCTCTCTTACGCTCATGACATATCTTGCCCTGCTGTAAACCCATACCAATTTGTGCCACCATCGTGGGTAAACAACACAAATATATCTACGGAGCCGCTTCCACTGGTCAAAACAGGATCAAGAGCATCTTGCCATTTTACAGCAGCAGGCCATGTGATTGCGTAGTCAGATGTACCTTGCACCACTTTTAAAAGGCACGAATATGATGCACCTGATGGTACATTGCTGAAAGATACAGTAGTTGCGCCCGTTAGCGTAATTGAAAAAGAGTTTGCAGTTTCACAATCCAGCGATGGCGTAGTGCCGCTTAGAGTGCTGTGAGTTTCTAGGTATGACGCAGCCTTTAAGTCACCAGTTAAGCTAACCGCATTTGCAGCAGATGTTGTGACAGCCTTGCTTGCTTCACCTGTACCTAAAGTCGTTATGTCAAGATAATTTAGTTCTGTTGCCGTAGCCGTTACGCCATCAAGTATGTTTAGCTCTGCTGCTGTTGATGTAACAAGAGTGCCGCCAACTTTCCACAATCCCAAGTCTAAATCTGGTTTGATTGCAGTCGTTCCATCCAGCAGATCATCTAGGCTATCAAAGTTAGTATTGATCTTTGTACCCCAAGTATCTTCTGAGGCGCCAACCTCTGGCTTTGTTAAACTAAACGTTGTGGTGTTGGTATCTGCCATTTTTGCTCTCCTACGCCGCGTCTGACCAAGTGTCGCTGCTATCGGCTATATCTGTCCATGTATCTGTTGGGGCAGTTACTTCAGTCCAAGTGTCACTGCTGTCTGATTGTGCTGACCACACAGTATCATCATCTGCCTGTTCTGTCCAACTATCCACCTCTAACTCTTGGAAGTCCCATGCAAAACGCGCTGGCAAGGTTGGCACGCCAGCCGTGATTTCATTTACTCTGAGTTTGTAAAGCTGACTGTAAGGCAGAGTGTCAACAACGGGCGTTGTGCTAATATCAATTGGCACAAAGTTACTGATAACAGAAACCGCAATACTATCTACGCTTGGCGCAGCAGTGAATATTTCATTACTACCAAAGTTATAGACAAAGCTAAGTGTGAGACTATCTACGGTTGGCGCAGCGCTTGTAATCTCTGTCGCTGTGAGGTTGGACGTAACCGATACTGGTATACTGTCAACAACTGGCGTTGCGCTAATGCTATCCGCAGTAAAGTTTGACGTAACTGATACATCAATTTGGTCTATCGTTGGATTGGATGAAATCGTATCCGCTGGGATAATCGTTTCATCCTCATACATTGTCACAATATCAACGACGACTGCGCCTGAAGTTATTTCAGTAGCAGCAAAGTTGTAAATATGGCTTATGCTTATCGCATCAACAACGGGCGTTGCCGTTATGTCATCAGCAGTGCATGGAACAGTAATAAACGCATTGGCGCTATCTACTACTGGAACGCCAGCAGTTATTTCGTTAGCAGAAAACTCGTAGTTAATCTTGGAAACGTCATCTGCTAACGGTGCTGATGCTAATGCGACAAAGCCAAGCATTTATTTATTCCTTACGGTTTTGTAGGCCAATCATCATCATTGAGATCGGGCCAATTAGAGTGTGTGGTAATGTCACGTAAAGACTGACGATAAGCCGTTTGTTCTGTTGACATAGTTACATCAGACAAAGCCCACCAATCTGTTTCTTGAAGCAATCTGTCTCTCTTTCTTCGTTGTTGCTTTGCTAATCTTGTGGGTCTTTCTGCTTCCCATGCAGCAACTTCAGCCTCCCATGCCGCAACTTCTTCTGCGGTCATGTCATACTCTACTCCGTCAATATACTTTTTAAGCATTAGTCATTAACCCCATATAAAGTAAATGTACCCTTATCCATGGTGCCGCCAGAAGCAGAAAACGCAAAAGCCTGTTTCCCGCTTGGTGTACCCGCCACGGAATTGGTGTTGTACCAATGCCCTGCAATTGTATCGTTGTTTACTTTTCCAAACCAATGCGCTCTTGGATACAATGAGGACGCAGAGCCGACGCCATATACATTAATGATTAAATCTGCCGAATAAGGTGTAGTACGCCCTAACTCCATGTCCTCATGAAGTAGCCAAATCATGCCAACTTGGCTGTCGTTGTCTATGACAGTGGCTGACTGACCCATCTGAAATATAGCTGCCTCACTTCCATATATGTTGTAGTTATTGTACCAGCCATTACTATCTGGGCCTGACACAAGCCGCATAGATAACTTTGTGCTAGAACTTGCAGCCTCTATACCTGACAAATGAACCTGAAACCTGTTATGGGTGTCTACTGATAAATTTGTATAAACCACGCCCGTACTGCTAGATATGGTTGTGGTTGAAAGTTTCTCAAAAGTGCCGCCACCACCTACACCAGCCGCCGTAATGGATGCTGCTGTAGTTGCGTCAACAGAAGCTATGTTGTTCAAGCCCCTGCTGTTGCTGATTACTTCTGTACCACTGATTTGAATAGCCATCTTCGTGTTACTCCACTATTAGCTTTTAAGTTCCGCAACCTCTGCCTTGAGTTCATCAATCTGAGTTTGCTGTTCCTTGATTGCCTCTATTAGCAAGCCAACCATGTTACCGTATGCAACATTCTTGAAGCCATCCTCGTTTTCACGAACTGCTTCAGGTAATACCTTCTCAACATCTTGAGCAATGACACCTGTGGCACGTTCTGTGAACTCTGGCTTCTTGGTTTGTTCTGTTTCCTTGAACGCATCATTGTCCCAATCAAATGTCACACCTTTGAGGGACTGCACCTTCTCTAGTGCATTGTTTATGGGTTCAATGTTCTTCTTATAACGGATGTCTGAAGTGCTGTTTACGTCTCCAGTGACTGTGACCCCAGTGCTGCTTGTGTTTATCTTGTAAGCACCATTATAGTACATATAGGAAGAACCGCTATGCCCGCCATAAAATAACCAATGGTTATTAACATCGTTATAAATGCCAGTAGCTGAAGCATTGTCGTGCATAAACACAGCCCGACCACCAATGCTGTAGCCTTCGTAGCTACCATGCGCACCACCATCAATCTGGATAGAGCCGTAGGTGCCAGAGACAGGTTGGAAGTAGCCGTTGCCGCTGTCGCCTAGACGTACACCTGTGGTGTTGACTGTGATCTCACTAGAACCGCCTGTAGCAAGGGTGATAGTATTTGTGCCAAATCCAAGGTACGTGTCTGTGTCGCCTTGATGATATATGTAATCTTGGACATATGCTGATGAAATGTTGTCTATGTATCCACCTTGCATACGAAGGTTAGCAGTAGTTCCTCCACCGCCCAAAAGCACGTCAGTAGAAGTTTGACCATTAGCATATTGAAGGTATAAAGAAGCACCATATTTGTGAATTG